TGCACCATAAGAAAGACTTGGTTTTCGTCCTCCTGGGGTCTCCCCCAAAATACTCTATTTACATATCCTTAAATGGATTTGTAGCTTCATGGTTATTTTGTTAAGACAAATAACAATTGCTATTTGTATTAAATCCATATAGCAGCTAATTATCTTTAAAACTTTTCCGTTAAAAACGTAAGCTGTTTTTAATAAAAACGGTAGCAGTTACTAGCCTTGTGGAACATTATCGAAATTTCGTGAAAGACTGTATTGTGACCGAAACTTCTTCGAAACTTTCATTGCTTACGATTATCGAATACTTTGAAAAATATATTACGAAAAATAATATCATTAGCCTAATGCCGACTCACACGGATGACAACAACTTGAAGCTATATTTTAAGAATGAAATTAAATCGTACATCGAAAAATTTACAGATACTCAGAGTACTCTATTGCTCAGTAATGTAGACTCAGTTAAGAATATACAAATGTCCAAGGTCATTGGGTGGATTGGATTGAAAATAAAAGACGAAAATATAGTGCAATGTTTTTCGGAAAATGTATATAATTCATTCATACGCGAAAAACTAACAAAAACAAATGACGAAAATGACATGATACAAGTTAAAACAGTACTTGACATTTTTGTGGACTGGATTAAAACAAATGGGCATGTTCCAAATAGAAAAATATATAGTAAACATAAGCAAAATCTTGGTAGAGCTTTTAAATCAGAATTTGTATTAAAATTAGTAGAAAAATTAGAGTGTCTTTTGGTTAAAAGATCTATGTGTAATACAATATGTTATATTGCACTTATCGAAGATAAAAAAAGATGATTAAGGAAAATTACGAATGTTTGGTACTCGACAATAAGAGCAATAAAATAGAAGATTGTGTGTTTTGGTACCGCATTGGTTCGAAACAATTGTGGGACTTTGCTAAAACTCACTACAACAAGAACTACGACAAAGATGAGAACGAGTCCCCATAAAGAAACAAAATGGTTTAAACATTATCAAAAAGCGGAGTAAAACTGATGGAAAAAATCAGTTATTGAATAAACCGCAATAATCAACGCAATGCTGAGTAGACAATTTTTTTAAATACGTTTTAAGCGGTTATTAGAACATATTTAAATAAATTATAAATTTTAAATGCAGTCCCAGTCGACAACCAAGGGTAATTTGAGTTGGGCCGACATTGAGGGATGTGCAACCTATTCTTACGACCACCGAGGCGTAGTGCCCAAGAAGCCAGAAGCTAAGGATCGACGCTCGCAAACGAAGTGCCGATCTTACGATCGGCCGCGAACGGAGTTCGCTGCGCCCGAACAAAGTTCGGAGTCGAAGGTGCCTTCGGCTCTGCCGTATACGGCTCCAAGAATCCGCGAGGCGAAAACCACCGAAAACCGTTTGCGTAGAATTTCGTCGAGACAATGCTATACTTGTAAGCCAAGGGGTAAGGTTCTAAAGCATATTATAAATGGGTCAGATACCGGTAATGTAATTTTTCACTTTGACCTCCATAAAAGGCCACTAATCCTAGTAACTACCAAAAAACACTATGAATCCTTTTACGAAATACCCCACAACGAAGTTATGGAATTGTTTACATCTATTAAAACCTTTTGCGATTTTTGGGCAATAAAAGATTACGGTATTTCATACAACAACGGAGCTTGGCAAACACACCCACACTTTCATATCAAAATAAAAACCAATGAGAAAATTATTAATCGGTTACGCAGAGATCATTTTGCCCTCCTGACACTAAATACCAACTATTCTCCAAGTTCGTGATCGACGCCGGTGGGCTTCGACGCCGGTGGGCGTCGACCGAAGCCGCTTCGTAGCGCGGTAATTTCCCCCTATTAATATTACAAAGATAAGTATAATTACTTTGCGAATGTCTAACAATGAGGGCAGACTAAATCCTAACAATATTTTCCAAATTGCTCAGCAAATCGCTAAGAATATGCCGCCGCCTGCGGAAGGAGAAAACATTGATCTCCCTAATATGATAAAACACGTAACACAGTCTGTTTCGCAAATGATGGGGACGGGTGATGTCGATTTTGCAAGCATCATGAAGTCCTTTGAACAAATGCAACAACCTTTGGCTCAGCCAACAACCCGTATTTGCGCTGACGAGACCGTTCCGCCGCCTGACTTGGTTGATCCTAAGGACGTTGATCGCGGGGATAGGCATTTTGAGGAACTTAATGACGACTCCGATGCAGATGAGTTCCGCCCTCGCACCAAGGATCTTCATTTTACCCTTAATGTTGATCTGGAGGAATTTTACAAGGGAAAAATCAAGAAGCTTGCTATACATAGGAAGAGGATCCAAAAGGACGCGTCAGGTAAAATAAAGGTAGTTGAGGAAAAGAAAAAGATCGCCATTAGTATAGAACCTGGTATGCGCGACGATCAGGTTATACGCTTTAACAAGGAGGCGGATGAACAACCAGGATACGAAACCGGAGATATCGTAATTACACTGTGCGAGACTCCCCATGGCTATTTTGAACGCGAGGGTGATAATCTATTTATTGTTAAAAAGGTAAGTCTTTATGAAGCACTTGCTGTAACTTGTGGGCGCAACATTGACCTAAATATTAAACACTTGGGGGGCAGTTTTCTGTCACTCAAAACGAATAAAAAAGCCCTCCACTCCGGTGAGGGAATCCGTAAGATTAAAGGAGAGGGTATGCCGTACTACAAGAAGGATGGTTTTGGAGACCTCTTTGTACGTTTTAACCTAGTTATTCCCGATTCAATTGATAAATCAAAGATTGACATGCTACGCGAGATATTCCCTGGTTACAATGATTCCGGCAGTGTAACTGACCGCTCAACCGTACGAGCATGCACTCTTGAAGATGTAACGGAGGCTGATATGGAGGCTCTCGACTATGATTACTCATCCGATGAGTCCGATTATTCGGAGGAGTCAGAGGAGGAGTCCTATGAGGAGCCAAAGAGGGGGGAGAAGAAACTGCCCCATGCAGTTGAGAAGATTGCGGGACGCAGGAAGGGTCGTTAGTCTTCTTCCGCCAATAACTCTTCGTTTTCAGATGATTCCGCTTCGGTCATGTCGTAAATTTCTTGTTCGGCGATAATTAAATTTGTAATGCCATTTATGAACTCAATTTTATTGCGGTTCATATGTTGCAATCGCATTATTCGACGGGCATATTCGTGGTACGGATGGTGTAGGGTTTTTATACATTCCAACACACTTGCATTTATTTCACGGCCTTCGTCATGGATTACCATGGGCCGTGTGTCATAAATAGAAGTTATGCGTAGCTCAAACAGCATACTGTAAATCCATACTATAGATTCATTTATTGTATCCATATTTTCGTTATTAAGGTGCCGACGAACATTGTTGTCATATGCTTGGCTTGCAAAGTTTATGTACGTAATAATTTGCTGCTGATGGTCACGATTCATTTAAAATGTTTATAGTTGTAAACATTTTAAACATTTGTTTAAACGAATGTTTAAAATGTTTCAATACGAAATTGCTTTTTTGTCTATCATACGGCTTCGCCGTATTCTTCGACGCTTCGCGTCGATGGCATCCGTGTGGATTTATTGGGCACTTTTTGTTTTCTTTATTTTTTTCCTAACCATACATGACTCATATATAGACATCTTCATTCGCATTTCCAGTATAGCATTCCTACCAGTCATTTACACAGCATCGCAAGCATGGTACGACGCTTCGCGTCGCGTCGGTCGGAGACCGTACGATCTCCGTGGCGAAGCCACGCGGTGCTACGCACCGTGGTTGGCTTCGCCAGCCGAAGCTACGGACGAGTTTGTTATTTAAGCTTCGATTGAAATTTCCTAATCATTTTTAAAACTTCCCTATCCACGCGGGTTGTAGCTTCCTGGGGATCCGGTACAGGATCCCACGCCTTATATCTGCGTTTACCCCATATTTCTTTCCCCGACTTGTTCTTTATCGCCTGGCAATAATGCATAATGGGCGCATCAGGATCTTGGTTGTGCTTGGGCCAGTCATTGGTTATTCCAATGTTGGCTACCGTAATTATCTTTAAACCAAGACTAGGGTCATTTTGCGCAATTGCGAGTGCAGACATATCTGTCATCCAGTCCTTTGCCGTAATATAATAAGTAGCACTCTCAAAATACTTGGGGATTATTTTTTCAATCGTCCCCATCGTCATTGCAAACGGGTACATAATCGCTTTTTCGTCCGTTGGGGGGCAATAGTCCCTGTATTTTTGGGGAGTTGTCTTCTTGCAATATTCCAGCCCATAACCATGCCATCGCTGACCATATACGACTCCATCCTTCACCACGTCCCTCGGGTCCCATATACCCGTGAATATCATGTCCGGGTCCAATAGCATAATAACGGCTGTTTTATCGGTCACAACCTTGTGTAATTCTCGCAACCCTCCGGGCTTGTTCATTATTAGGTAACCCCCCCCGTACTTGCTAAAATCTTCGGTTTCGAGTGTGATACCATTTCGTGAACGGGGAACGGGTCTGTCGGGGTACTTGGGATCCTTTGATACAATGCGTACAATTTTTCCAGGCTGCCCCGACTGGGCAACAGAAAAGTCAAGTAGGTCAGCCTGCCATTCTTGGTAAGGACTGTTACTTATACTATATACTATGTATAAAGGGGGTGGGTCGGTCGCGAACGGTTCCTTATTTGCACTTTTGCTAATTGAGGCTAGTACGACAATAATGGTAAATAAGATAATCAATACTATAGCCAATACAATCAAGGAAGCGTCCATTTACTAATAATATATTATAAAGATAATTGTTTATGATAAAAAATATTTACTATTATTAATATACGCTTCGCTTGATATGTTTTTTTCAAAACCGCCCTTAATTCCCGGTGATTCTAATTTTTCTAACGTTTCTTCCACTGGACTAAATGACTTGGGTAGCTCAATCGGTTCTAGTCTAAGTCTTACCGGTTATGCAACTGCTTCAGGATTTATGCCTGGAATTACGGCAATATCGGCAAATAATGGCGTGACTTTTTTAACGTCGTCAAGTACTCAAACGCAACAAATTAACGGAACTGTTGGTCAAACAATAGTCCTACCAAACGCCACAACTCTTACAAGAGGATCATATTATGATTTTATAAACGACTCACTAGGTACTATATATATAGTATCCACAGGAGGTGGCGCAGTTACCACTATCCCGACACTGTGTGAGGCAAGAACATACTTATTGGCAAATGGAACTAGTTCAGGTGTTTGGACTAGTAGATTATATGGACCGTTTTTTGATTATTGCTCAATTACAACCGTTGGAAGTGATGCAAATAGCGCATTCCAATCTATAAATGCAAGTGTTACGGCAAATTTTACAACTATATCCCCCGCAGCGAATATACTACTCTTCAATAATCCAAGCGGGGGTACTACACCAGTAAACATAAGTACCTCCAACATTGTCATAGACACTGCAACTGGAATTATCTTATTCTTAGCATCTGGGACATTCGCAATAAACGTATCTGTATCTGCCGAATATGGCAGTAGAAGTTTTCTCCAAGTTGTAAAGAATAATACTATCCTAGCAGGGCTGGGACTTACAACACTAGCTGATGTACAAACAATTACAATTAATACTATAGTGAACATAACAGATGGAAACACAATCGATTTCCGCATAGATGGATTAGCTGGTGGTGCTATATATCCAATCACCATGAGCTTTAATGTTATGCAAATCTAAAATAGCGCTAATTTGCGCTAATTGCGCAAAATAAAATATTTTTCATTAATAAAAAAATGAGTACTCAAACGAACCTCAAGAGCGATGCATTCTGCATGTACAACCAGTCAAGTGCGCCATTTTTCTGGGTACTTGAACCTGGCCAGTATGAGAATACATACAGCTTTGGTGAAGTAGGTATTAACGCTACCGGAGGTACTGCCGGAAGCTATGTCCGCCCAGACGTCATTGATATATCATCGTTTTTATCAGGAAGGGACGATATGCTTAGCAAGTGCCAACCTCCCGTGCCCGACCTTGAAGATGTAAGACAGGACCCATTAAGAAATCAAAACGAAGACACTACCGTTAATCTCTTACCTGACTATACGAGAGAAAAACGCTCAGCAATTGATCTAAGCTCAGTCGATTACAATAGATGGCAACCTCTTGATACAGAACCTGAAAATCTGCGTTTCGTAATTGAGGGCTTTTCCGCCCAAAGAGGCGGCCTGGATACTAGAAATTACACGAAACTGGCTTGGAATCCCGTAGAGCTTCCGGGGGGTGATTCACCCAATGTCGCCGATGCCAAGAACCTTTGCAAGGCTCAACTCAACCCTTCGTGGGCTTGTGGCGAATTCTGCGAGGGCGTTACTGGGTACCCTGGCGTTAACCCTATCACAGGTGCGAAGAATACCATCAAGAGTACAATGGCTAATTCTTATGAAACCAGACCCAGCCAGCAGCCAGAATTCCCGTTTATTGGACCCTATTCGCAGGAGGTTTACAATGTGTCTGGGTACGTCGGGGACAATTTCTTCTATGGTCCCAACTATGACAAAGGAACCTCACCTACCCCACTCAATCAAGTTCTTGAAGGATCGGCAGTCAGTCTCTCCAAGTTCCCACTTTTTTCTTCCTAAGATTATTTTCTAGACCCCTATTAAAAAATGGGTTCGTATATGTCTACTTTCAAAGACGATATAGGGTTCTGGGGAACCAAACGCCGGACGTCACGCAAACGCCGCCACCACCGCTCGACCACAACAGGTCGGTACGAACAAAGTTCGCGGCCGACCACAGGTCGGTACGAACAAAGTTCGCGGCCGACCACAGGTCGGTACGAACACAGTTCGCGGCCGACCACAGGTCGGTACGAACAAAGTTCGCGGCCGACCACAGGTCGGTCAAAAAAAGAAGTTCAGGCATTTGAAAGAGGTATCATAGTTGGGATGAAAACATCATTTGAGCGGGGCACAGGTCGGTCAAAAAAAGAAGTTCATGCATTTGAAAGAGGTATGAGGTCTGGTCAACGCGACGCGGGGATGAAAACATTAAACGAGCGGCGCCGACGCTTCTCGATGCCGAATGGTCAACCGATGACACTCGGCGACTTACGGAGACGTAGCCCTTCGGAGTATCGGTCACTCATGCACGGACCAACACACATGGCTCACTCGCCGCATTCGATGCATCCGAGGATGCGCAGGTTCTCAGCCTTTGGGCGTCACCGCCGGGTTTCACCTGGCTCGCCTATTCGATCGCGAAGCAACGATGCCGCAAATGCAATGCGCCTTTACCAAAGAAAACGGAAAACCAATCCTTCTTATACGCTAAAAGATGCTTGGAAGGATATTCGTAGGCGGCACCACAGCAGATTCGGCCTACCTACAGAGTCGGGCGTAGACCGAGACCTGGCATTTGGCGCAAGTTCGGACCGATTTGCAATCGGCGCCGAACGTAGTTCGGACCAATTTGCAAACGGTTCGGACCGATTTGCAAACGGCGCCGAACGTAGTTCGGACCGATTTGCAATCGGCGCCGAACGTAGTTCGGACCTGGCATTTGGAGAGGAAGAGGGCTACAACAATTTCGGAACTTCTCCCAAAGTTGCATTTGGCAGACCTTCTTTTGGGCGTCCGCAATTAGTTCTATGACCGGATTTTTAATTCTCGGGCAATTCATAATAATACAATGCGGGATACAGCGAAGCTGTATCCTTCGACGCTTCGCGTCGATACAGCGAAGCTGTATCCTTCGACGCTTCGCGTCGATACGGCGAAGCTGTATCCTTCGACGCTTCGCGTCGATACGGCGAAGCTGTATCCTTCGACGCTTCGCGTCGATACGGCGAAGCTGTATCCTTCGACGCTTCGCGTCGATACGGCGAAGCTGCCAACGCATAAAATACGCAGACGGTGCTTCGCTAGCGAAGCCAAGCGAACTGTGTTTGAATATTATGGTCCAGACGGGGGTAAGGTGAGGGACAAGAATACCCTGGATCGTATAAAACTATTGGCCATCCCTCCGCAATGGGAGGACGTGTTGATTTCTACTTCTGGGACGGATTATCTCCAAGCGACTGGGGTTGATAATAAGGAGAGGGTGCAGTATATATACCACCCTATGTGGAATCAGGTAACAAAGGATGATAAGTATAAACGTATGGGGCATTTTGCACAAAAAATGGACGAATTTAACAATCGACTTTGTGAGGATCCTAGTCTCATTTCGACTATGTTCCGAATTATACAAAAGTCCCACATCCGTATAGGTAATGAAAGTTACGCTAAGGAAAATGGAACGTATGGACTTTGTACGCTAGAGAAAAAACACGTTACTGTGAAAGGGGACAAAGTTCGGCTGCGGTTTACTGGGAAGAAGGGGATCCAGCACGATATAAGTTTTAGAGATGCTCGGTGCGCGAGTGCAATTAGGGTGTTGCTTACACTCCCAGGACCTAGGTTGTTTAAAACTGGTTTGAAGAATATAAATTCGCAGGATCTTAACGAGTATTTGCAGAGCACTATGGGGCCAGAATTTACTTGTAAAGATTTTAGAACATACGCAAGTAACTTGTTATTTTTGCAATCCTTGGTCAAAATACCTCCTTCCGAAAAAATAACGGAACGACGTAAAACGCTAAGGGATATTTTCAACCAAACTGCGGAAAAGCTTGGTCACACCAATACGATTAGTAAGAAAAGTTATGTAATGCCCATAATAAGTGAAAACTATCTAACAACACCAGAATTGTTCTATGCAAAAGATCCCAAAAAACTTCTTTTAAAATTGACCGGTTAAATGAAATCTACCTTTTTAGGTTGCACGATTTTCATCTCGGTTGTTAACTTTTGTTTGTGAATTTTCATTTCTTCCTCTAGTGTTAGCTTTGATCTGGAAGAGTACATTATCTGCTGCGCCAATGATTTTTTTTTTTGTTTTTTTTCGATGCGAACAACGCAATCGTTGTGCGCGGTGGCTTCGCCCATTGCCCTACAGCACTATATAAGTATACCAAGATTTTTTTTTAGCTGCCAAAGGTGCTTTCTCCGGAATATTGGAAATACATGAATTTATCTTGATTCTTGTATTTAGAGTACAAACTTCGAATATGCTGAGAACTGGGGGGCATAGCCCCGCTTTCGGTCATTACATATAAAGCCTTTGTTGAAGGAAGTCTAATCCGCTTCCTAATGACATACAAGAATTGCCCAACCGTTAAATCTTCTGGTACTAGGTATTTATTTTTATCAATATTTGGAATATCTTCGCTACATTGGGGTGATTTTTCAACTATGATTGGAAGTCGATTAGGATATTTGTCCATAATTCTCTTGGATTCTTCATTACGTTGTTCAAATGTATACCGTTGTTGGTAACCCTGTTGTTTGGACAAGGGTTCGCCATTTATTATTTTTGAAAGCATCATGTTTACTTTTACTATATATATAGCATTTTATTTTATTTTGCGAACCATTACGTTTGACGCCAGGCATCTCGAATTATATTTTCATATAGCTTAAAGTCTTCCCCGTGATCATCATTCCGCCACTGCTGGTGATTAGCGGCAGTGTGCGCCAATTCGTGTATAACTAATCTTGTAAGAGGTGCGTCTTGTTCCAATGTCTTGTAGTCGTTTGAAAGTTTCAGAAATACGTGTCTCCACTTACTTCTTAAATTTTCATCTATACCTATGAGTGGCGCATGGTCATTTATATAACGTTCCATTGGTTTATTAAGGCCACTGAATGGACTGCCGTTGGGCATTTCGCTATATATAACATTTGAACATGTTCCATATAATGACCAATGCACCCTCATCATTTCCAATTGTTTTGGAGACATTTCCATCATTCTGTCCTGATCCATAGGTAGTTCTCCATGTATATGTATAAATAGGCGAAGTCCGTGTTTCACTTCCGACGGATACGCGAAGCGATTCAAGTTTACGTGAAAATAATGAGCGATATTTGCTGCCTTTGCTCGAATTTGTTCAAGTTTATGAATCTTATTGTCTGCGGTCGACGCGGCGCTTTTCGCCGTACGACCTGCGGTAGCAGATAATTTATAATAATACCCATCTGTACCAATCTTTCCTTCCATATGGGAGTCGTCAAAATCCCATTTAACCGGATCGCGAGTATCTCTGGGGTCACCATTTTTAAATTTCTTGCTAAGCATTGTTGTTTACAGTTTATAAATATTTAAATTTTTCGATCAAACAGAAACTTCCGTAGCGATTACAATGCAATAATCTTCCGCTCGTATTCTTGTTTTATTGTCAATAAGGTAGAACGTATCTCCTACTTTATAGTTTGCACCCCCAGTAAACACACACACACCAGTTACCCCACCGTCTGTGTCTACATTAGAAATAGTTGCATAAAACGTAGATGGGTATAAATTACCGTTACACACACTACCGTTTCCATCTCCGCATATTTTAGTTGTGACACTATAGTATTTTCCAGGCTGAACGATAGATATTTTTGTCACCGACCCCCCCATTAAGATTCACTTTTTTTTTAATTTTAAAAAATCATGAAATTGTTAATTTATTATTCGAACTCAAAGTAATTGTCTTACCTCCATAGTTTGTCTTCAACGGCTTTTTATGGTGGGCCTTGGCAACAGAGCGACGCCGAGGCACTGGTCGACGCTTTCCGTAAGAAACGTAGGATCCTTCTGGTATTTGTGTATTAAGTTGCATCCTCGGAGGGGGGGGTTGTTGAACGATGATTGGACCGGCCTGCATACCGCTAAAATTGGGGATATTGTACATCAACGACTCGGCGCCAAATTGGCTCCGAATACCCAAGTTTGTAAAACATCTCGCCCCGTTTGGGAGAGAACTTTCCCGCACAAGTCCTTTGGTGCCAGATAGCCACGCTCTTGGGTTTGCCGGATCCCGCTGGACCTTTACGATACGTGGGTTTTGGGATGGTCTATACGTATCCCCCGTAAGCCAATTGATTGTGTTTGCACCAGCTCCGAAACTATTTCTTCCATTATAAAGGGGCATATTCGCTCTGTAACCTACGTTATTCGGCCCCTCCATATAGTATAAGGAAGGACGCGAAGCACCGAAGGTCGTACGACGCAAAGCGTCGACGCCATCTCCGATGGTACGGCGGGGTTGGGGGTTGTTGAGCTGATTATTAGAAAACTGCATAGGCATGTTGATTGAATATTTGGTAGACGCTTCCTGAAGCTCTTGGTTAGGTGCAAAAGAAGGTGGGAATCCTAGGACGGGGTTCAAATTGTACCCCTTTGCAGCTACCAACCTGGGTGAAACCCATTTTGAACCGATGCTTTCCATACGCGCAGGCCAACCCGGTGTACCGGGTGTTGCGCCAAACTTTCTCTTTTTTAAACTACGCAAACTACGCCGCCGCCTCCGCAGCGACGGTTTGCGTCCAAACTGTCCAAGCAAGGATAGGTCCATGGGGGGTAATCTCGACCCGGCCCAATGGGCCTCCTTCATAAGCGCGTTGTCGCTGGGGCCATAGGGCCTGGGAAGTCTTGCGCCTCCCTTATTTATTAGGCGTGTGGGAGTTAGTGAGAAGTTTGGTCCTCCAAGGCCGAAATTCATTCCCAAAAAAGGACCGGCGTTGTTAAACTTGTTTAATTCGGCTTGGAGCCCCCCAATTAAATTTTGCTGGGGACTGAGGGCATTCCCGCCTCTGAATCCACCATTTGTCCCCGTCCCACAGGAATTTGTGAGATAGTCAGGCTGGGGGGCCAATTGTAGTGCCGTCGGTAGATCGGTGCCGAACCGGCGGGACCGTACGATCTTCGATCTCCAATCGGGGTCCGTGGAGGAGACTTTGCGTCGACGCCGAGATCGGTTGACTCCGCCGATCGGATCGACGCTTCGCGTCGAAGGATACGGCGAAGCCGTATACCGGACAAGTTTCCGAATAATTTGTTCAGGTGTATGATATCCTTCTAGTATTTTTTCGGTTTGTGTATTATGCCATGTTGGGAAAACGCTCAGCGTGGAAGGATCCAGGTACTGCGGCGCAAAGTGGAACTGCGAGTCGGGCTTCTTTCCACGTGAACAATCAATTGTATTATTCATAGCAAGCGTGCGCTTGCTACCACGCATGGGTAAGCCCAATATTTCAAATTGCTTTTTGCACGAATTGCAACCGGGCATGAAGTAGAGTACAAACAAACCGGAATGTAATTTATTTATAACTTGGTCTCTGAAACTCAAACTCTTCATTTACTAGGTACTACGGATTTTATTTTTTTCTTAATGCGAATAAGCTTTCGCGTAATTTAATCTTCGATTATATATGGAATATAGAATAAAGTATGTCTATTCCATTCCCTAATTATGGACTACGGGATAAGGGAGATGCCGGGGAAGGACTAGAACTCGATTCATCCAATAGTAAACGAATTGTTCTGCGCAAGAACTTAATCTTTGTAGATACACGAGACTGTGTGGGTGAGAATTCACTCAGAGATGCCCAAAGTGTATATTTGGCGCGTGGCGGGAAGAAAGAGGTGGCTGGGAATGTTATTACCACCACCGGACTAGGTGTAAGCCCAATTACCGTCAGTGTGAATGTTAATCTCAGTTCTAACAACGTAAAGAATGGAGATACAGTATCAATTTCAGGAGTTGCGGGAAATACGTACGCAAATGGTTCATGGAAAATAATCAATGTTGTGAGTACTTTTCTGTTGAACACATTTGACTTGGTTGGAAGTATAGGTAATGGAAATTATGCAGGTAGTGGGATGTTTATTAGGCCGGCAGACAAGGGGTATCCCAGTATATTAAACACTACATCCACGATTGTTGGTAATATTCTTACCGTACAGATGACAAAAGTATTAAAGGTAATTCGTGGTATATCGGTTGTTAATGTTACGATACCACGAGATATCATCCCATTGAGTTCTTATTTACCAGATTTTGTAGAATTTGCAACTCCTTATATTACCGACAGCCTCCCGCAATGCACACAGAACCCAATTACTTGGGAATCGTACATTCTACAAGAACCCAAATTTCTGATCGAAAGAATGATTGGGTACTACTCAAGCCCATTGGATATATATCGTACCTATAATTACGGTTCATTCCCGATACCTAACCAATATACCCCTCCCCCGTTAGTACTTTGGAACCCACCTGTTGGATTGTGGCCGCAGCAACTAAAACCCTACCCCTTCCAATCTGTGCCAACATATCGTTCCAATAATTTCACAGTTTCCGCAAGGTCCGGGGTATTTTATTCCATTTTAGCGGGATACGGTGTGTACGATATGTCTGATTGGACAGATAGTTACTCATCGTCAACCGCTTTGCAACTGATTCAAACTCAAATTGGAAGATGGTTGTTACTATTACTCTGCATCCCCATTCAGAGTTACCGCGACGAGGATTATATTAGTCTGGTAATAAATTCAAACGTTTACGATGACCCCCCACTCCCTGTCTCCAGTTTCTTTGGGTTTGGGGATTACCAACGCTTTATTCCCGGGCCTGGGTTGGGTATGGCTTATCAGCCAGGAACCGTGAATGGCGGTGATCCCACTATAAGTAGTCTGGACAGTCCAATAGCGTTCCCATATTTTCGGGGTAATGTATGGGGACCATATGATACGCCGGGGGATCGTTTTCAGAAATTAGGAGTTCGGGATGTTGTTCAGGATCTTTTTCTCAATGGTGATCTTAGAAACATTTTTGGAGTGCCACTGGTTAAGCCCTACGTCCCGACGGAATGCCTAATGTTTGATTTTACGTATGGATTTAATTTACCTGCTATAGATGAAGTAACCATGGGGATTTTCGAAGAGACAACAAATCCAAATATATTAAACGCAATGCGTATTATACCTAACGGATTTGGCGCTCTTGCACAGCAAAAACAGGGTGACGGCGTTTTACCATATCAAACAAGATACCTATCCGCGGGAGGTATTGGACCGGATATAAACGGACCCCCTGCTACACCGGCAACTGCTACTTCCGGTACTGGGTGGGTAAATTATCCAATTAATAATAGCGGCGGAAATGGCAGCTTTTCCTATCCTGACGCGGCAGGACCCTCCTCCGGACTCGCTGCAACTGGTTCATCGCCCAACGCTACAATTGTTCCACAGGTGACAGATTCTGAATTAAAGGGTAATGAAACCAACCCACCTGACCCTGCAACAAATGTCATTTCAAGTAGGATTTCTTTTTATGATCTTGGCCCAAATGCGGGTGCCTTCGTCACACAAATGATTAATTATCGAACATTTGTAATTAACGAGATGCCTGATACAAATATTGTCCTCAATATACAACAGTCCCAAAGACAAGCCTTTATTCAATCCACCAACCCAGTTACGACAGACTGTATGATCAGTATCCCAATTCGTTTAAATTTGGGAACCAACACTGGTACGCTGCAGTACATAGAGAGTGTGGAGTCTTTGCTATCAAACCCCGAATATTGGACAAAACGTTTTATTGCACCAATGGCATCATTACATAAATTAGATATATCATTCACAACATATGACGGGTTAGCCATCCCCCTTGAAAAAATGCTTCAGTCTCGCAGATCGGTGACTCTGTTGAGCAATTTCCAACGCATTTTTGGTTCCATATTCAGCTTTCAGCAAATTAATCCCCGCAGTATTGCACTTGCCTTCCTATTTGACCCAATCAATCCATCACTCGGCGGGAGGGCAAAAAGAACATTTGGTATGACCATGAGCGTAGATACTTATGAATATGATTCTCCAGGACTTTATTTAAATATGATAAAGGATATGCTTGAGAAGGATAGGTACGATGATGACGAAGATACATTTCTTGTCAGGGCCTCGAATTATAATAATTATTCAAGTTCTTCGTAGGCTGGTTTCGCGGTTGGTGCTTCTGGAAAAAAAGAATATGCATATATATGATGCACAATGGACATTGAAGTAAAATTGCGGACCCAATTGGGAGTTTTTATTGGTGCGATTGGATTAAAAAATAAACCCAAGGAAATGGCCAAGTATATCCGCAAAAATAGGGAGTTCTTCCCCAAGATTAAGGAAGAACATATAGTAGAACTTGAAACAAGCGAGTAATTTTCCGGTCAAAGCGCCGACCGCAAAAAAAAATTCTATGCAAGTATTAAATACAATGGACGATGGTGACGAAACCGTCGAAGTTGACGATAAAGATACACCCAAGTCTAGTCAGGCTGGCTCCGGTCGAAGCTCTGGTCGAAGCTCTGGCCGAAGCTCTGGTCGAAGCTCCGGTCGAAGCTCCGGCCGAAGCTCTGGCCGAAGCTCTGGCCGAAGCCCCGGACGCCCTGCATTTATGGAGAATAGTAAGTATATAAAACGGATAACTTATATGCGTGAACGCGGTGCTCAGCAAGAACAGCAACGTGAACGCGATGCTCAGCAAAGCGAAGACGATGACGATGTTGAAGAATTTTTAGAAAGAATTAGGTCTGAATTGGCACGCGACGACGGAGGTGGCGACGTGGAAAAACGTAAGGAACAGTGGGAAACCCAACAACGCAAGATGCGCAAGATAGATACGGAGGAACGACCCGACCTAGCCGGGGAAATACACAGAGTTGCCAATCCCCGAAATGCGGGTGATGAAAAGTGGGAACTTACTCCGCCATTTATGAGGCCAGTGGATCGACGCGAGCAGCCCGAACGGAGTTCGGCGGTGCGCCGTCCGCAAACTGAACTTCCCAAGTTGGCAAAGAGATTAGGAGGGGGTATCCGGGAGGACAAAACAAACCTTTATCCAATTCCTGTAAAGTATATTAACAATTTCCCTTGTTATTCTCGCAGGCAATTGAATGACCTAAATCATCTCTTGCAGAAAAATATATTGTCCCCATGGCTTAGTTCGGAGATAACACCAGTCCTGAAAGACGGCAATGTTGTTGGATTTCTAGGTGGTCCGCCTTGGCATATATGGGAAGATTTAATTAAATCTTCGATTTACGCAATCAAATCTTCTAATGTCGAAACCGCAGTTATTCGCAAAGACTTTAATATCCCGGATGATGTTCTTGATGTTGCTGGGTATCTTGGTAAACTTCGCGACACTGCCGGGGGAGGTCTTACAAGATTTTATATTGAAAGGGAGTATACTCGATCCAACATCCCGTTAAAAGTTAGAGAGGGAGTGGCAAAGAAGAAAATAGTTCTCGAAGCGCCTCTCGAGGTCAACATTCAGATTAGACGATGGAAAGAGAGTGTTTGGGAATGGAGCTATCCTAGCGCGCAATGGAAATCTGCGGTCAAGGAAGCCCTTGAAGAATTACAAAGTATATTGTTAATTACCAAGTTGAATTCAAAGGCATTCCTACAAAAGAGAGACGAGCTTACCGTTCGTTTGGAAGGAATTAGGAATCGTCTTCAGCCTATTGAGGAAACTTTAATTGTCCCCCCTCGTGCAAAGGGAGACAATATTAGGAGGCTTGCACCTCATACGGCTTCGCCGTATGCCACCGAAGGCACGCTTCGCGTCGATACCGAGGTGCAAGCCACAAACAAAGTCATAGAGTGGAATGGGATTTTACATTCCAAGCGTATCAATGATTTGATAAAAGAAAACGTAACCATAACACCCAATGCCAAGGAATTGATTAGGACAAATTATTTCAATTATAAGAAAAATATTCTTACGGTCGAAGACAACAGCCTTCGATCGGTGCCAACTCCGTTTGAAGTCCACATCGCACCAATTTTAAAGAACATGGGATCATACGACTTTGTGATCTCCAATCAAAGTAAAGTCACCATTACCGCTAGTGACGTGGTTGAATACTTGGGAGACTCACATTTTCAATTTTGCGACTATAAATATGGAACATACGAGAAACCGGACGGTTCCGTTATGTACCTGGGTGATAATTGCACTTACTCGCAAGCGCCAACGCCAAAATACATATTTGAGGGGTCTTATTATATGGTAGGTCCTGATTTACACTCGGACGGGGTAAGCACCAGGGGTGCCAGAAGACTTGCGTTACTTCTGGGAGTTGATATAAGCCAGATACCCCCCTGTTTTTCAGTGCCACCGGGAGCTCGCTTGGCTTCTACACTTCGATTGGCCCCCATTCTAAAAGAAGATGTAATGTTATATTTTAAAAGAGATGGGCGTAATTTTGACAAAGAAGATGGTGCCCGTGATGACAAATATCGTAAAGCATTGCGTTCTGTTTTAAAGAAAAGCGTCGTACGGCGCGAAGCGCCGCGTCAACCGGAGGTTGTAGTAGATCCTTCTATTTCAAAGCCTATTCTCAGCCATTTGGTAAAGGAAATGAACGCATACAAAACGGATGAGCAAAGAAAATTATACATAGAAACCATAACCGTACCAGCCTATTTTAACAACCAAAAACACGCACAACTAGAAACCATTATAAATAAATTTAATGAAGAATTCAAAGCCCACGGATTAACATTTAACAACTTTATAAACTTAAACCGCGTCGAAGCGGCTTTGCCGCTTCGGTCGACGCCTTCAGGCGTCGAAGCGGCTTTGCCGCTTCGGTCGACGCCTTCAGGCGTCGAAGCGAGAGAATGCAATCCAAAATCACCCAAGGCAAAAAATCCGCTATACAAGTGTAATCCAGCAACGGGAAGATGGATACTGCGCTAAACTACGGTGGCTTCGCCACAACAGTGACTTTACTATGTATCCACTTCATTGTCAGACTCGTAAATTTTTCCTTATTCTCGTCCACCAGTTTTTTCCAATATGGGATTCCGTGACAAACCCCGATACACTCTCTGCAACAAATTCCATTTGCAAATAGGGCGTTTTTAATCGGGAAATCCACGGCGGTGTCCCTACTGTCTGAAATAGAATCAATATACTTTGAAAGTAGTTCTCTTACCTGAACAAGACCTACTCTGCGAATTTCATCCTCCTCGGTTGGCTCAAGTGTCAATGATTTTCGCAGAGCAGAGTTACGTGATGGGTGCGAATACGCATGCAGTGTGAAACGAATAAGCTCACATTTGTCATCCGTTTCGCACCAATGAATAAGCGCCTTTTGAAATTTAGTCCCGGGCTTGCGACGTTCGGCACACATCGAAGCCGCGTTGTTTACTTCGTTACCGAGTATTGGTGCCAAATTCTTAAATTGACTTTGTCTGACAAAGTCAAGCGAAGCTTAAATTAATTAAAGGATATGTGCAAATTTAAAACTATGACTAGGAATGGTCGCTCAACTGTGTAAGTACAGAGAGCCTCTGACACCTGAACAGTTTGACATTATAAATGGTAATGACATTGTATTCCAAGCGCTTTCGTGGTACGAGGATGATTTTTCTGTTGCCCAATCGTCCGGATCCGAAGAAGGCGAAGAGCGAAGTGAATATCAGATTTATGTTCATGGCGCAATGGCGGATGGTAAGAGTGTGTGCCTAAAGATTACCGAATTTATACCCTATTTTTATATAATGATTCCTGAAAAGTTTCAACTTGGTTGGACTGATTATAATACAAAACAAGTTTTCAAGCATTTTAGACAAATTCTAGGCAAGAAAAACTCATATGGGTTGGTTACTAGCACCCTAGTGGAAAAATGCAAACTTTACCCCTTTGAGAATCTTCGCAAACTCAAATTTATTAGGTTGGGGTTTTGTACCCAGCGCGCTCTCCGGACACTCAAGTACAAAATCAAAGAGTCCGTCAAGATCCCGGGTATTGGGGATATCAAGTTTGACCCATACGAAACAAATGTACAAAGCGTATTGCGATTCACCCACATCAAAAATATCAAGATGACCGGGTGGATCTCCGTCAAGGCCGGGAAATACACAATTGTGGGCGATGAAGATGAAATTTCAAGAGCACAAATTTCAATAGAAACTAAATGGAATGACGTGAACCCATACGACTGTGACCAGATTGCCCCCTTCCTAATTTTTAGCTATGATCTAGAGTGCTACTCTTCACTTGGATATCCTAAATTTCCCGAAGCCGATATTGATGGTGACTTTATCTCACAAATCGGGTGTGCATTTTGGGAATTTGGCGGCGAAGTCACAAAGAAGAAACAACTTGTATTCACATGTGTGCGAAGTGCCGAATCAACGGATGACAGTATCATAATCGTAAATTGCCCCAATGAAAAAGCAATGCTCATAAAATTTTGCCTACTCATTGAGCGCGAGGACCCAGATATTATTACCGGGTATAATACTTGGGGGTTCGATGACACTTACCTATGGAAACGTATGATACTTCACGGTCTCGATTCTTATTCTGAAAAATTGTCTAGGATTGTTTCTGTAGGTCCCAAATTGGCACCCAGGACCATGTCAAGCGGCGCATACGGTCACAACCAGTTTAATATCATAACCATGCACGGCAGAGAATCTTTTGATGTATGCTTTGCAACAAGGCGCGATTACAAACTGAATTCGTTCAAATTAGATAGTGTTGCCGAGCACTTTTTGAAACTGAACAAGGTGAATATCTCCATACGAATGGGGCGTGACACCGAAGATACACCCATCGATAAACGCACAAACTCATATAAACTTCTTTTTGAAATTATTCAGAATAAGGATCCAAAGGAAGTTGCCATCGTTTGCGAGTACTGCGCACATGATTCTTTGCTACCACTTCTACTTATCGAAAAATTGTGTTTTATACCCAATTACATCGAAATGGCCAAGAGCACACGGGTACCTTTTGATTGGTTACTCTTGCGTGGGCAACAATGCAAAGTGTTTAGCCAAATCGTATATGAAGCTAGGAAACGTGATTTCGTAGTACCCGTATTCGAGTATGGCGATACTGCGGAGGAGGAAGAAAAATACAAGGGCGCTACTGTTTTGCATGCCAATACGGGGGCATATTTTGAACCAGTTGCGGGTCTTGATTTTAAGAGTCTTTATCCTTCCATCATGATTGCATATAATATGTGCCATAGTACAATTGTAATCGATGACAAGTACCGAAATCTGCCTGGAATCGAGTATGAAACCATTGAATGGTTCGAGGATCAGAATAAAAAATTCAGTTTCACCTTTGTACAAAACATCAAGGGGTTGCTACCAAGTATATTGGAACAATTGTGGGAAGAACGCAACGCTACCAAAAAGGAAATGAAAAAACACAAGGGCACCTTTCACGAAACAGTACTTAATGGAAAACAATTGGCCATCAAGGTGACAATGAACAGTGCCTACGGATTTGCAGGGGCTTCGAAGGGGATGTTACCTTGTAAACCAATTGCGGCTAGTGTAACAGCCAAGGGTAGAGAAATGATTGCAAAGACGTCCAAGATGGCTCAGGAATTGTACAATTGCGTAACTACCTACGGAGATAGCGTCACGCCCAATACAAGTATAATGGTTCGTCGGCGAAGCAGTGCCGACGCGGTCGAAATTTCATTTGTCAGGATTTGCGATCTTGCCAGCGAGTACTCCCCGTACGACAACTTCAAACTTGATGGTTCGGTGAGGACTTGCAAAGAGGCTGCCTTTGTCAATTTGGAAGTATGGGACGGGTTGAATTTTACAAAGATTCGTAGGGTCATTAGGCACAAGGTAAACAAGCAAATTTACAGAGTCGTAACCAACACGGGCTACGTGGAAGTGACTGAGGACCACAGTCTTATCTTGAACAATATGGAATACGCAAAACCACAAAGTATCCAGCAAGGTACAAATCTGTTTTGCGGCTATCCCGAAATGACACAGAACAAGATGGTGGGTTTAGGTGACTTGACGATTCGAACAAAGGGGCAGGTTTCTGCTTCCAAGCTGTACTATATAATGAAATCAGTTGGCTACCACGTGACCTTGGAGGTTTCTGGACGCGAAGAGTCGTTCAAGTTGATATGCCGAGGAGCCGAGGCTTGCACCTCATACGACGCAGAGCGTCGCTTTGACCAGAGGTCATACGACGCAGAGCGTCGCTTTGACCAGAGGTCATACGACGCAGAGCGTCGCTTTGACCAGAGGTCATACAAGGCGGGCGTGGTTCGACAAATTGAGTTAACACAATTGAAACCTGACTATGTTTATGACATTGAGACAGAAAGTGGTAGGTTTCAGGCGGGTGTTGGCGACATGATTGTTAAAAACACGGATAGTTGCTATGTGAAATTCTTTGTGCCCAGGAATAAGTATGCTACGGAGAACGACTATCTTGAGGAACATTTTAGGTTGGCCCAGGAATGTGCGGACAAGATTACGGCAACGTTTAAGAAACCAATTGAGTTGGAATTTGAAAAGATTATGTATCCGTTCTTTTTGTACAAGAAGAAGAGGTACGCATACAATGAATGGGTGCGTGACAAAACCGGGAAAATAGTGAGCGAAGGTGTCAGTTGCAAGGGAATTCAGCTGGTAAGGAGAGATTTCTGCGATTATGTCAAAGAAACGGGGCAAAGTATTCTTGATTCACTCATGTTTAACAAGGACCAGGAACTCGCCAAGCAAATAGCTGTGCAAGCAGTACGTGATCTATTGGAGGACCGAGTACCAATGAAAAAACTAATCATTTCGAAGAGTTTGAATGACAAATACAAGGTTGATGGAAGCGATGTATCGTGGGATGATCCAAGGATAAAGCACCCGCACGTTTACTTGGCACAGAGGATAAAGTTGGTCGATCCGATGAATCATCCCAAGCCCCCGGACAGAGTACCTTATATTTTTATCAACAATACTAATAGGTCTGCTCTTCAGTACGAAAAGGTCGAGCATCCTGATTATATTAAATCTACACAGAAGATTGATGCTTTGTATTATTTTGAGCACCAACTTAAAAACTGTATTGACGGGCTTCTGGAGGTGGTATTGGATGACCCAGAACAACTATACAAAGATCGGGTTGCTAAGCGTTCGAAAATAGATGCAAAGATGTATGTGTTGGATGGGAATAAAGATATACGTAACTTTTTCATGACAAAAAAATAAAATATTTTTCATAAGTAAATTACAACAAACAATGGGGGGTATGGGTCCTTTAGACTTTTCTTTGTTTGCCTTTATAGTCATCGCTTATATAATTTCGTTTTTAGTATATCTCGTCAATAGAATGTTTTTTTGTGACAAAACTGTGTCTGAGGACGCGATGTGGGCATCATTTGTTGGCGCAACTTTTGGGATGATTCTTGTTTTTATATACGCAATTCTTGTATATACTGGAAAGTGCGGAGGATACGAAGGCGACAACAAAGAAGTCGGCGAAAAACTAAAACCATTTGTAATTGTACTTGTAACTCTCCTACTTGTTTCGAGTCTTGGTGCGGAAATAACTATTTGGAAAATCACTAAACCAGATGGAAGCCACCAAGGAGGCTGGGTCCTCAATGATTCAGAGGAAATATGCAATTGGGGATTTGCATTTGTTCTTTTCTGCCTGATTACCATATTACTTTCTTGGCTTTATACGGGTGCGTCTATCCATGGTATTTTAAGTAATCTTCAAAATTTTAGATCTAGATAGTTAAACGCCTGCGTTGGCATCGTTTTATTTATTTTATTACTATATATATATATATATTTAAAGATGTCTAGTAGGCCCACCGATTCTAGCGCGTCTCAATCGGCTGCCAGGGGGTACTGGAAGGATTGGCCACTCGGGGGTGAGTATATGAAAGATCTCGAATGGGCGTCCAATATAGGAATCAAGTACCTACAACAAATTCTCCCCAGAGTCCCCCTAGAACGTTCCGCTGTCATTTTCGACGTAGACGAAACGCTCATATTTGGGGACCCGGAGGAACTCATCGGAGTTAGGGAAATGGAACTAGGAGAACACAAGGGTCAGTCCGTATTCATACTCCCCCCCAACGCCCCCATCGTTAAAATATGCAACGCGGCCAAAAAAATGGGATTCAAGATCATTATTCTCACCGCAAGGCCTGCTAGTTCAAAAATAGCCACATTGACCAACCTAGACATGTTCAAGATACCATACGACTATATAATTATGAACAACAAGGACTCCGACCCCCAGTTTAAAATTACCGCAAGGAGACAACTACAGGAAAAGTTCAATATCGTACTAACCATAGGAGATCAGCCATGCGATGTATTACTATGCGGTCGCAGCGCGGTCCTTAAATTACCTTGCTCTGATGCAAAGTGCGCATACTTTTACCCGGGAATTCTTTAGACCGCTAGCGTCTACTCTCCGCGGCCCTTAGGCAGCGAATCCATACTGTCGAGGATTTCGCTCGGTGCAATGCTACGCGGTGCGTTGCCTTTTGATTTTTGTACACGGTTGTAATCTTCTGCTTTTTTCTTTTCTTCGATGTGTGTTCTGTACAACTTATTTAAATGCTCGTCTTGGAACACCTGGTCCTCAATTTCATCCATATTGTGCTCAACGGGTAGCCACCTATACGCCTCGGCAACGTAGGTCTCAAATGTATCATCAATTTGTCGCCTACGTTCCATTACCTTGCGTGCGGATTCTTCGGTGTCACTGAACCCTTGGATTTTAATCGCCATGCCGTCAGTAAGATCTCCCACCATACTAAAGATAACCCAGTTCTGGGAATTAATCGCACACTCGTTCAATTTCTCTGAACTATCAAAGTCATCCGTCTGACTGGGCGTATTTAAAAACTCGGGTACTTCGGATCGTATTAGCGGTATGATGGGCTCCTCGGTGGTGATATCTTCGTCACACTCAACGCTACTGACGGTTGGCGAAGCCACTTCGATCGCGTCGGTGCGTAGCACCGTAGGAATTAGAATGGGTTCTTCTGTGGGTTCGACAATGGGCTCTTCTGTTTCTATAATTTGGGCAGTTTTTTTGGATTTGGTAATAAGCTCCTTTCTCATTTCAAACATGTATTTTTTGATAAGGAGATCCTTCTTGTGCCTTACGATTATACCATTAAGGAAGTCTTCGTGAAGATTATTGTCCTGCATAAATGAAATATTAGGAGGGATGGCAACCCATTCGTACATCCCAATGGTAAAAATGTCATAAACTAGCGCCCCCTCACTGGTAATTTTATTAATACGTTTCCTGGCACCTACTATATCCCCAGTGGCACCGCGTAAATTAATTTGAAACTTGTCGTGCTTAACCTTTAGTATGTCATATGGACCAATAAAAGACACCAGTGCAACATTTTGACCTGGAACACGAAAAGCTTCTTCATCAGTCTCTAGGTTTACTTGCTTATTGTAACCATCGGACTCGACCAATTCACGAATCGCCTTCTTTATACATTTTTCTATGTGTTCCTGAGACAATTCATCCTCGGGGCCAAAATAAGTACCGTCACCCCTATTAAGATTACGAAGATCGGTCATTTTATTAGCAGCAGCACATAAAAAAGTAACAAAGTTAACGAAGTTAATTATAATGCCATAGCCGGACGTTGCGCGCCTGCTCGCGACATGTCAGCGTTTCGCATTTCTTGCATCTTTTCAAAATCCATCGCTAAAGCTTTCTTCTGAGGTTGTACTTGCTGGGACTGAAGCTGAGGGGGTAACTGCATCTGAGGCTGTGCCTGAGGCTGCTGTTCCTTTTTACGGACTTCGGCGGCCGAAGGAGTTTCTACACCCTCTGATCCGTTCTTCTGACCGATAAATGAGTAGTTATCTCCCATACCACCTCCGTCGAGGGTGCTCCCAGACTCATCAGAGCCTATGAATGAGTAATTCGAGTTTTCAAAACTTCCCTTGGCGGACATGAGAGGTGCAGCCTCTAGTTCGCCCTGTTTCGCAATCCATTCAAAGCAATCCTTTCCCACCATCATCTTGCCCTTTTCCATAATGGTAGGGACATGGGTAAGATTGGGAGGTAGTCTTTGGGTTGTTTCAATTGGGACTGCTTGGATATTCTTTGCAATATCGGGTTTTTTGCGTATTTCTTGTATGAGGTTTCTGCAATTTTCGCAATCTTTGCTAATAAAGAGATAAATAGGGGCAGGTGCTGGGGGTGTTGCCATTGTTATTTATTTATTATTATAAATACATAAATATATAATTGCGAAACGCAACGAACTTATACATAATTAGGGGAAAAGTACGAAATTGTTAGGATCATGAGTAAGATTATTAAACAATATACACCTTCGATTTCCATATTTATTCGCTTTGCGTAGTTTACTTTAATCCAAGATTTATATTGTAGACATCCGGACTTTTGTGCGAAGCTCGAAGATTAAATTTGCGCTTCGCGCAAATTAATTTAAGCGAAGCTTAAATTTGCGCAAAGCGCAAATATTTTTATATTTTTACTATAATAAATATAGTAAACATATATTAAATATGAATAACCTTAAACTCCAAGAGCCAGCCGGTTTTGCAGGCCCCGCACAAAGTTTTAATTACCTAGCAGGTATACAGGGCGCCTTCCCTTGGGTGGGTCCACATGAAACCGGATCGCGCGGAAACAGAATTCAAACAATCAAAAGCGACGGCGTCGTTCTTGGAGGTTACACACATTCCATCATTCGGCCTTTGAATTCCGTACATGTACCTCGCAGCTTTTCTTCCGGCGCGCAAAGCGCTTGCAATTGGCCTACGTACGCAGCTAGTAAGTACCAAAAATGGTGCAACGAGGAGGATGCTACCAACTATTATGGTATGAGACCTCTTGTTACGTCTGATACCTATAACGGTTGGCTCACTACGATGTTTAATCACCTTGTAAACCCCGGTCACGAAGTAAGTAAATTACTAAATGTTGATCTGACACCTAGGGTTTTTTGCAACTCAACTGAGGATAACTACGGTAGTGAGGAAACAGTCGTCATGAAATGGCTCATGCAACAAATTGCTATGGCTGTTTCCGTTCTTCCGCAGATGAAAAAAAATGGACCATGGAAATACGAACAGTTTCACCACACGGATGTACAATTTTACGCTTTTACGGCAAAGGAATCCGCCGTTTACAAAATTATATTTAATTTATACAACCCTCTTCGATCAACTGCCACGCTTATTGAGTGCGTAATTATTAACCCCCCCGGTGGTAATTTTATAATTGCCAAGATGGATTTTGTAAATTCGGGCGAATGGAAGGGAACCAATGAAAATTTACCCAATGGAATGATGGGGTTTAACCTAGGTACTCCTAAAACCGCACAGGCCATAAACCTCAATACATCCGGATTGCCGGATGGTTCCAATCAGGATTGGAACTACGGCAACGTCCTTCAGAAACAACAATTTAATGAATTAGGATTCTATGAACCTGGGCAAAATATACAAGTCAAGGCAGGTGTTCCCGATTCTCTTAGGGAAAGACTAAATGCATGCAGTAGCACAATGCTCATGAATGCCGAGACAACCAAATACAGCGGATTGGATTCTAATAACGTGCCCGTAAGACCCAACGGTATGCCGCACATGGTCAAGAGCAATCCGCTATTGGTGTACAGCCTTGGCACGCAGAGCGTCGCGTCGGTCACAGACCGTACGGGTGTAGACCTCTCCTACGTGTATGCTTAAACCATTCATCTGTGAGTAAGAAATTGTCCATTGAGTGGTAAGTATGCAATGAACAACCGGCCTTGGCCGGGTCATAATTAAGAATATAATGAGGGTACGCTACGTGTTTGTAACACCCCATGTTTACGCTTGGAAAGTTCGGCGCAATGTCGCCTGCCAGGTAGAACATGTATGTGTTTGGTATGTGTTGGTCATACCAATTAGCAAACTTTATGTTTCCAACTCTTGGACTTGCATATAAGTAAACAATAGGTTGTATTCCAAATTCTATATATATATGAACTGCACATAAAACAGCAAGTGCAGCACCTAAACTGTGTCCAGTTATTATATATTTGGCGTCCGACTGGCAAAGCTTTAAATGTTGCTCGATCTGCAATCGGACTGCTTGGTATTCCAATAGGAATCCGGACAGCACTTTACCTATGTAGTAATCAGATTGTTTTATTTCGAAATCGTGCACCCAATCAATGATTGTTTCCGAACCACGAAACGATATAGCGCGAACCATTTGGTTCGCGGCCCGTTTGCGAAGCATTTCGTCCGGCAACGATCCAATCGAACCTATTATTTCTCCGCGAGAGTTGAGAAGAATTTGACCGTTTGTTATATTGTTTTTTTCAAAATAATTTTGGATTTCCGTAGGATGGTCAAATAACTGGTAAAGACCCGAAACCAATTGGACGGTTAAAATAAACAATTTGCGTAAGGGAATCATTACGCTTCGCGTAATTTAATCTTTGATTATATAGTGGTATATATTTATATTACGCTTCGCGTACCAAATGGCTAAATTTAAAGTAGGTAATTGGGTCCAACACCAAAATTTTATCGATTTGGGACATGGAAAAATTTTATTCGTATCCAGATTTAAAAAATATACTATCCTCTTTAAAACATGCTTTTTAAAATACTGCAGTGAGAAATTTTTAAGTATAGCCCAGAACTCGGAAGAAGATAAACATAGGCGCGAAGGCAGTCAACATTACGAAGTTTGTGATGAGCTTTCTTCAACCGAGGAAATCCGTTTCTATGAAAACATTATAGATTTTTGCTCACTTAATAAAATATTGATAAATGAAGGCGCCGAAGAATACGATTACTATTTAAATTTATTAGGAGCGAATGACCTAGAATCCGGAATATTCGACCTCAAAAATGAAATTATTACGAATATACAAGAACAACTCATCGGTCGAAAAATTAATCCAAATATTCTCATCCATGGGAAATCCATAATTCAAACATTTCTTGAAATGACGGACATACTACCTTTACACATAGAATTGCAAATACTCAGATACTTACTAGAATATTCGGGAGGAAGTGACACAATCCCGCCATTTAAACATGGACCTTGTGTGTTTAAATGTATAGTTCACAAATTTCATGGAATCGGGCTACCGATGGCTTTGAATATTTTAATTGATTCTGGCATTGATATTGAAAAAACAGTGTGGGAAATAATGAATGCAGCATCTTCGGCAGCCACCAGCTCAAATAAGGATTTCAGAAATTATATACTTGATATACTTTTCGAATACCTTCCAACTAGGAACGAATGTTCTATTTGTTGTGAAAATATAGGTTACAAACTCAGTTGCTGTATGAGACCCGAGAGCGCCAACTATGTTTGCCACGAATGTTATATAAATATAACAAGTTGCCCATTTTGCAGAGACCAATTGGGTATGCTAGTGAATCCATCACATGAACGACTATTTAACCACATTTTCACCGTATGACTAGCGTCGTTTTATTTCGGATGCAAGCGGGACAATTTTACTTTGAATCACCTTTTTATTATTCAGTACAAGTTCTTCTCTTTTACCATTTTCCTTCAATTCTTGCTGCCATTTGTGCCAAGTTATATACTCTTTCGGAAATTTCTTAGGTAATTCAGATGGCGGCGCTTCTTTCGGTTTGACGCTAAGCTGCAGCGCTTTCGGAAATTTCTTAGGTAATTCAGATAGCGGCGCTTTCGGTTTGACAGCGCCTGTAGAAGGGCTAACACTAGCCGGGTTAAACCAAGACCCAAATCTATATTTATTTATGCTACGTTTCTTACTTCTTTTATTTGTTCGTATGCGGTTCAGCCGTATACTCCCGGCTAGCTTCACATAACTTCGTTTGCGAACCATTTGGTTCGCGGCCGATCTACGATCGGCACTTCGTTTGCGAACCATTTGGTTCGCGGCCGATCTTATATCGGCACTTCGTTTGCGAACCGTTTGGTTCGCGGCCGATCTTATATCGGCACTTCGTTTGCTACCAAAAAGAAATCTCTTTTGATTACATGTTGTGTGAGGACATATTCTACCGCTTACGTCAACTTCAACATTAATATTGTTAGGATCAAAATCATTTTCATCTAAGCCACGAGCAGTGGCCAAGCACCCTTTGTGTATTAAGTGGTTGCAAGGTAGTATATATAACTCATTATTCCCTTCAACAGTTGCATCATACTTCCCATCATCAGTTTTAGAAAATTCCTCTGCGCATACAAAACACGTGACGTTGTTATCAAGCCGAGGTTCTTCTACTGTGGTGTACTTTTTAGCAGTTATATTCCCATCTCTGTTCTCACTTTTAAGTGACAAATCCGCTATTATGAATTGTGATGGTGAAGAATTGTATTTTTGTATAGCATTTTGTGCTTGTTCATACATTTTTTCATATGTTTTGTATGCGTAAACTGGAAAATATCCATAATGTAAAGTTGCCGATGGGTAACCATCATGTTTTACAATATAGTTCCCTGGTACGAGCATATGATACAACCCGCCGACATAATTTTGACACGAGTCCACCCCGTCCGTAGTTGGATAATTACACTTTGAAATAGTTGTAGGTACTCCACAATTATTAGATGCATGTAAATGACCATCTGGGCATGCATATATTAAATGAACATCTCCATTTCCTGATTCTTCAATTGCTCGTATGTTATCTTTCGTATCCTTATCTAGTTGTATATATTGTTTAAACTGAGTATATTTTACAAATTCACTTGACATATATATAGAATAAAGTCCATCATTGTGTATATCATTAGAGTATTTCTTACCAATTAATCTATAACTGATGCTATCATTTTCATCCACCAAATCACGTAAAAGTTCTCCATATTCAAAATAATAAATAAGATTAGTTTTTACAAATTTTTGTAAATAATTAAACCATTTTGTCGATCCCCCTTCATAATCCTTGTCATCTTCGGATATACAAAATGATAAATGCATGTAGAAAAGATAACATAAATATGTATACAAACTGGTATTACCAAATGGACCTACAAAACGGTTGAGGTTTTCAATTGATATTAAACTATTCTCATCTTTCAAATTTTCAAATAGTGAAGTTAAATTTTCTTTTGTATTTTTATCTAATATAAAATCAACTATATTTTCTTTTACATATTCAAATTTTAAAGATATTAATATCTTCTTCATAATAAAACTAACTGCCCATTCTTCTTTACGTTCTTCGGCGCCATTTATAATTTCATTTTTTTTCAATTTTAAATCTTGAACAAGAAAGCTTTCCATCTTACAACTAATTGTAATTTTATAACCTCTGCGTCTATATTTACGTATTCTTC